TTCGCTCTGGGATATTTTGAACTTGAGGATTTTAATTAACTATTTTTAAATAACTCGTCTACCCATTCTGGGTCGCCATAACCGAGCTCATTCTTCCAATAATCTTTGCATCTGTTGATGTTTGCTGAATCTAATTCAGATTCTTTAATCATATTAGCTACAACTGTCTTCTTAACATTTTTAGTTAAATTAGAAGCCATAACTTGCTTGATTTCTACAACTACTGGCTTTTCTGTAACAGGAGTGTTAAGCATAGCTTCTACATATTCTGCTGGGAAACCAGATGCAATTGCCTTAGCAGCAAAAGCCTGCTTAGCGCCATTGTTGAGTTGTGATGCTTTTGTAAATGAATCGTTAGACTTTGCAGTTTTAACAGTCTTCTTTGCAGCATTTGCAGCAGTTTTTACAAGGCTTTCTCTGTAAGCTCTTCTTTGTGCAAGCTTAAGATCGTGTGCTTGTGCAGTCTTGATATTATTCTCAATTTTGCCAGCTAATCTTAATCTTCTTTGATGTCTTGCAGCAAGGATTGTGTTTGCTAATCTAACATCACCATTTGCAACAGCAGCTTCAACTGCTTCTGCGGAAAGTTGAGCAGGATTTGTGAAGACAATCTTGGATGCTTTCTTTTTCATTTCTGATTCTTCTGTCATTTCATCATCTTCATCAGTGTCAACATCAGAATCTTCATCTTCTTCAGATTCTTCGTCTTCATCTTCCTCAGACTCATCTTCGTCAGATTTTTCGTCATCTTCCTCAACTGAAGCCCATTTAGCATTGACTGGCTTGTGGCCTTGATCAGAGCCTTCAGCAATGTTGTCAAATGTGCCTTCATATTTCTCATGAAGTGCTTTCATAAGTTCATCAGGGACATCTTTCTTTTCGTCTTTGCCCTCGCCTTCTTCCATAGCGGCAAGTCTTTGACCAAATGTATCCCAGTTGATACCAGTAAAAACAAGCTCAGAATCCAATCCAGATTCTTGATACTTGTTTGGGAAAATTCTATCTGCCATTGTGTAATTTCTCCTCAAGTTCAATCCTTTTAATCTTTTTAAAGATTGTGATTAAGTAAGCAATTGATACTTACTAAAAACCTTCTATAAAAAATGCTTTTAACCCTGCTTTTTAGGCATTATTAATTACTTTTACGGAAAACTATTTTGTTATCCTTGTATTCTAATTTATCTCCAACTTTAATACCCAGTTCTTTGAATGTATCTTTGTTAGCTTCAACTACATATTTTACAAAATTACTGTCTGGAGAAACACTTTCAGTCTGCTCTGCTTCCATATCTTTAAAATCAACAATCTCATGGTTTGAGTTTAAAAAAGCTAATGTTAATGGATATGAAACATTTTTATTCCAAAATGAGTGCTTGCCTTTTGTTGGAAAAACAAAATAAGCAACTTCAAGATTTTCTAAAGGTTTGGAATGCATTAGACCTTTTTGTAATAATTTGTCATTATCAGCAACAAGTCTTAATTCAAACTCTCCTTTAAAATCTTCTGTCAGTCATATTTTCTTAAATGTTGATTTTTTGGAAGCAACTTTAACATTTTTAGCTTCTGTCAAATCAAACTTTTCTTTCTTTCTTGATTTCTTAAATTCATTAACTGGATCTTTCAAATATGCATCTCTAAGTGCAATCTTTCCTTTTGCAGTTAATGCAACAGTTCTACCGCTGCCTGTCAATAATCCAGCTGTTTTAAGAGCAAGAAGGTCATTGTCATGTATAGTCTTTGGAACATTACAAACTTTAGCATCTTTTAGATTATTAATCATATTTGCAGCTGTAACTACATCATTTTGATTCTTTTCAATTTCAATTAATAAATCAATGTGTTTTTGACTTACAATTACTTTTGCTTCTCTAACAGGCTTTGAAAAACCTAAAAGTTGAATTTGCATATCCGAAAGACCTAAAGAAGACATTTGAACATTGTCATTATCTTCAGGAAAGTTGTTTAAAGATTGAATTGGTAAAGGCATAATTTTCTCCTATCTTGGGTTTCTGTTCAAATAGCCATTGCCATCTGAAACATTTTGTTCATAAGTATTTTCGAATAAATAATCACTTAAATCGCCACGGCTTACATTGTCATCTAAGCCAATATTTTTTGATTCTGGGGCTGGATCTTCATAAGTAATTCCCCCACCAGAAGCACCATGTAGTTTTGCTTCTATACTAAAAAATTCTGGATTAGAAGCTTCATCATCTTTAGATTCGGGTACTCTAAATCTGTCTTGCTTGTCTAATCTTTTTGCATCAATTTCTACATCTTCTTCAGTATCAGCATAAGGTACTACTCTGTTTTCTGTGTTGGTAGTCATAAAGTTGCCGTAGTATTGAGCAATTCTAGTAAGCTTGTAAGTTATTTTGTCAGACTCACGAAAGTTCCCTGACTTGTCAAATGTGTATGCAAGTTTTAATAATCTAACAATTTCACTTCTATGCATAATTTGTGTTTTATAATTTTTAAACTGAATTTCCTGCTAATTCTCTTTTACATACGTTCAATGCATTAGCAATAGTCATATCCATATCGTAATATCTATAATTTCCTAAACGTCCACCAATAATTAAGTTTTTAGTAAACTTTTGGTAATATTCTTGATATCTCTCATAAATAAGATTATTTTTTTCATCGTTAACTGAATAATATGGCTGGCTGTTTAAATCTTGAGAATCATATTTTTTTGAATATTCATAGGTAATTAAGTCATTTTTGGATTTACTTTTCGTGAAATGTTTGTGCTGTATTATTCTGGTCCAAGGTGTATTTTCATCAGGATAATTCATTTGTGAACATCCTTGAAAGTCAGTCATAACTTCATAATTTTTAAAATCAAGTGATCTATATTCTAATTCACCATACATACAATCAAAATATCTTTGAATTTGACCTGTATACACTATTTTATGAGCTTTCGATTCCCAATATGATCTATCATTAAAGAAGTCAACATTTAACTCAATATCAATGTTTTTTAGCAATTTTTCAAATATTGGCGTGTATCCGTTTATTGGTATGCCTTGATAAACATCTTGGTCTGGATAATAGCTGTCGTCAAATGTATACCTAATTGGTAATCTTTTTATAATTGAAGATGGTAAATATTTAGGTTCTTTACCCCATTGTTTTTTTGTGTAACCATAAATTAAAGTTTTGTAAATAGTAGGGCCAACAAGAGATAATATATGTTCTTCTAAGTTTTTTGGATTTTCACAAGGCACAATTTCAGCTTGTATTCTTGCTATGGCTTTATCAGGGGTATTTGCATCAGGCCATATTTGATTAATTGTTAATAGATTGATAGGCAAAGAATATATATAGCCATGATTTATTGCTTTGACTCTATGAGAATAATTATTGAATTCTGAAAATTGATTTAAATAATCCCAAATGTATTTCTTAGATGTGTGAAATATATGAGGCCCATATTTATGTATATGATAATCTTCATGTGGTTCAGTGTAACAATTTCCACCAATGTGATTTCTTTGATCGATAACTAAAACTTTCTTGCCTATTTTATTAGCTTCATAAGCAAAAATGGAGCCGAAAAATCCGGCTCCAATAATTAAATAGTCATATACCATACATATATTTTACAAATTGGAACCTGCCCATGGAACTCTTGGGAAATTGCCTTGTCCTTTTAATCCAGGATTATCATCAAATCCAACTTCCTCATCACCTTGTTTATTTCTATCGTAATCATTATTTAACGCATATTCTTGAGTATGTAATTGCTGTTCAATAGTTTTGTCTTGTTCACTAGGATCATAATTTTCAGCAGAACTTTTTCCTGAAAATGATGGGTAAGCAGCATCTGGATCTAAAGTATCCAAAATAGTTGTTTCATTTCTGAAACCATCTTTATCTGGAGTATATTCCATTCTTTGGTCTTCAAAATATTTATCAATATCTGCTCCTTCAGTTAGTAATGGAGTTTTACCAAGATGAGCGTTTGAAAATTGTGCATCATAAAATGGATTATCATCAGGACCAGAAGGGGTAATATTGTCTCTTCTTCTAGTTGTAAAGTCCTTAGCTAATTTTGTAAATTGATTTGAAGAATAATGCACTCTTTCAGGTTTGATTTGTTCAGGAGTTTCATCTTCATAATCAAACTTTTGCTTTTCTTTATATTTTCTTCTTTTGGAAAGTGATTCTTCCATAGAAATATATGATTCTTTATTATCAGTGTACTTGCTCTTGTTAGCTTCAGATTCCATTAAAGACTTATGATCTCTCAATTTAGCCCTTAATTTAATTCTTTCTCTTTCCACCGGGTCAAGAATGTCAATGTTTCCTAATACATCATCTTCTTTCATAGTGTGGAAAGGTACTAATCTTGCTTCAAAATTTCTGTTTGCATCGTCATCTGGCGGATTGTGCGTTCTAGCTAAAATTGATTCAAAAGCTTGATCTGTGATAAATTGATTATAGTCACCATAATTTCCGCCACTTGGACTACCACCAGGAGACCAAGCACCAGAGCCTGCACCTCCAACACCACCAAAACCAGCAGCTGTTTTTATATTCTTTTTTGAAGACATTTGTTGAGAACCTCAAAGACGGATAATTATCTTATTCTTCCGCTCATATTAATCGTCCTTGACTTGGGTAATGTTTTTGCAATCTTAGCAAATAGTGCTTCATAAGCAGCAGCTGCCACAGCATCACAAATATCATCGTGATATCCAGACAGAGCTTCAATTGCAAATCTTTTTCCTTTCCATTTTTTTTGAAGAAATAAGAATTGATTTTTAGCTTCTTTAATTTCATTTAAAGGATGCTTATTTCCTGATTTATCTAAATATGCTCCACCAGAAATATCATAAATATCAATTCTGTCTTCTCTAATTAATGTTGCCAATTCTGTGTAAATACTTTCTTTATAGTTTTTGTTGAATTGCTTTTCAATAATTGGTACACCTAAAGTTTGAAGCTTTATTACTGAAGATTGCGAGTTCCATTGGTCTATACTTACTTGTCTAAACCTAAATCTTTTGTGTAAATCTAAAACATATTCTTCAATTGTTTTTTCTTCTATAGGTTGGTTCTTAGTTAATGGATTCCAGAAGTGTATATGATCAATTACGATTCTTCTCATAATTCTTCCATCAGCACCCATTTGTCCAATAATAGCTTCGGTATGTGCAACAGCTAAAGCATAATAGTCAGAAGTCCTAGCAGGGTCTAAATGGCAGAAATAATCATGCATACCAAATCCTTTTTCAGATCTTTTAACCATTGACATAGATGAAAAGAATCTATTAATATCATCTTCAGCAAACATAGGATCAGATGAAGAAGCCCCAAATTCTGCTCCATATTGCATTTGATATTCAGTAGGGTTTTTCTTCTTTTCGGACTCTAGAAAATCTCTGTCAATATTAGGATTTACAAGCCAAGTAGGGCCACGCATAACAAGAGTGGATGGATCGTCTTGTCTATTTTCGTGCAAGTCATAAAGTAATCCAATTGGGCCTTTAGGGTTGGAAAGCATCATCATCTTTCCATCACGCCCAAATGTAGCAAGAGAAGGTTTTAGATCATTATATAAATCATAGTCAAGACCAGAATCAGGATTGTCTCCTGCCATAGCAGCAATTTCGTCCATGATCACACTCCAACAAGTGAGACCAACGAGACCAGATGCACTACTAGAACCGCACTTTAAAACTAATGACCCAGAAAATAAGTTTAATCCAGCAGTTTCTCTTCTTTCATTTTCTTTACGATCATTTTCAGTAAAGAACCGCATTTCTAATTCTGTATCTTTGCCAATATATGGTTGAAAAAATGGAGAGGCTAATACAGTTTGTTTAAGTTTTGCGAAGATAGCATTTTTAGCCTGCTCTTCATTCTTAGCCACGTTTAACAGATAAATCGCATCAAACTCCATCAAGCCATATCTTGCTTGAGGATGACCCATAGAAATTAGTCTATATAATTCATACAAACCAATTGCAGAAACAAGGAATGATTTACCACTACGTCTTCCAAGTACTAGCACTAATTCTTGAAACTTGTATCTGTTATTACATTTATCCATAATTTGCATACGCAATTTTGGATCAAACTCTTCAGAATATAACAAGTCTTTTTCTGTTTGAAAATTATCTATGAATGGTCTTTCTAAGAGTTGCTCAATTTTCTTTAAAGCATCTGGGTTAGTTGCATTGTCTTTCTCATGTTCAAATCTTTGTTGAATAATATCTTTATCCATTCGATCACATGTTAAACAGGGAGAATTAATAACTGAAAATGAAGCTTTAAATGGTCTGTTTTGCTTGTGCATTTCAACAGACTTATGCTCATTTTTCTTTACAAAATCCCATACACATCCATCACACCCAACTCTTTCTTCTTCTGGAATGTCTTGAATTACTAAATCTGTATTTCCTTCCTGTCCCATATAAAAACATTTTAGAATTAGTCTTTGTAAAGGATAAGGTTTTAGATTACAAAAATAAGGATGTTCAATGAAAGTTACAATATCAACAATCTGATCAGGATTAAATCTTGTTCTATCAGGTTTTGTTGGAGGCGCAATTTCAGATCTTACATTAGGAGCTACTTCATCAGCAAACTCTTCTGCATATTCACTGTCCTTAAACTTTTCGGATGCTAAATTTGCTTGCTGAATTAATTGCTGTCTAATTTCAGCTTGTGTCAATGAAGCTTTGGATGCGTTTTTTCTCATTAATTTTCTTGCTTAAGCTTTTCTCTCAGCTTTTTAAGTTCATCTCTTAATAGTCTTTTGTCATGCTCACTTTCGAATTTGTCATGAAGTTCGGATAATATCTCAAAAACATTAATTGAGAATACACCTTGATTGTCTCTTTTGTCTTTGATATCAAGGATTTTACTAATAAGCTTTTCTACCATTGCAGCTCTTTTCAATTTCAGATCATTGTTTTTGCTACAATCAATGCCTCTGACATCATCAAGTTCAACCATTAATGCAGTAAGAGCTAATTGATTTTCTCTAAATATCCAAGGGGCAATTAACTCTTCTTGGTGTTCGTAACTCTTTAAGCCAGAAGTTACAAGTTTCTTAAAATCACAATGACTATCCATGTGAGTAGAAACTTGTGTCCAGTTTAGCCTAGCTCCAAAATGCCTTTCAAAAAACTTAATTACAGCTTGGGGTTTCTTTCCACTTTCAAGATAAACATGTTCTGCTATGTTTCTTAAATGGGAGGAGCAAATTGCACACCTAACCTCTATAAATTGAGGGTATGTAATGTCTGCCATATGATCAGGAGGCAGAGGAATTAAAGGCTTATCAGTTTCTTTGATATCTTTAAAATATCTGATAGAAGATTCTGGTAAATTTTCTTCTACTTGAACTAGTGAATTGATGATGTTATCTTTTGAGTTAGCCATATTAATATAATTTTACAGATAAAAGAAAAACCCGTCGAAATCGACGGGTTTAAAAATATTATTTATATAATTAAAAGTCTAATGCTCTTTTCAATCTTTGGTAAGGGGAAACTGTATCTGCAGCTGAAACTATAAATTCATCAGCAATGCCGAATGTTTCATAATTACCCTTAGTGTATTTATCAGATGAAGAAGTACCAGCAGCTAAATTAACTGTTGCTTCACCTTTTTTGTTTGCAACTTTGAAAATCTTATTTGATTTATCAGCTGCAGTAATTACTGGCTTATCATTTTGTGCTACTAAAACAGAGTTTAATAAAGCTTCTTCAACCCATGGTTTTAATTCAGAATGCAAATTGTTTTTGGCATTTGCTGATGTCTTAGCTAATTCTGCTAATCTTACCCATGAATCAAATGATTTTTCATCTGCTTTTACAATTGCATAAGGACCTGAACAAAGTCTCTTAGCAAACTCTTTAGCACTTAATTTTATTAGACTTCTTTCTATAATTGGAGCACAATCGGCATATTTTGTTGGAACTACGGAAACTTCGATTGTATTTTTCTCAGCTACTGTACCTTTCTCATCAAAAACTTTAGAAGCAACTCTCTTAGCAAGATCTAAGTCAAAGTTCTCTACAGCCAAGAGTTCTATAACATCACTCTTGCTCAATCCTTTTTCTTTGAGATTTGAGGCCATTCTTTTAGCTACAAGATAAGCACCATCTGCGTGTTGCTTAAGCTCGTTGCGCCAATTGTAAATAAAGTCATCATTATTTTTTTCGGACACTTTAGACTCCCCTTAAATAAATAAATTTGCAAATTTATATACCAAAATAAAAAACCCCTGGAATTAACTAGGGGTTTTAAAAGTTCAGCATATCAATATAGTACAAAAAACTTGATTAAAATATTCCATCGGTTTAGAAAGAATCGCTCAAAATAGATCTTAATTTGTCTAAAGCTCTGTCAAGTCTCTTACTAAATGCTGCTTGTTGTATTCCAAGTTTTTCCGCAGCTTCTTCCTGTGTCATTTCTTGGAAAAAATAAAGTTCTATTGCTTCTCTTTGTTTCTCATTTAATTGATCCATCGCTTCATCAATTACAATCTCATTATTGACCCTGTTAAATGGATCAAAATATGTATGAATTACAGGTAATTCAATTGGCTCAGGCTTGACATCAAACGCACTTTTGAAATGAGATAATAGAGCATGGTCTATTCTTATTGATAAATAGTATGAAAAATAAGATAAAGCAGGATCATAATTTTTACTTAATTTCTGCAAGACAAAAATAGATTCGTGAACCAAATCTTCTTTGTAAGAAATTAAGTTTTTATCTTTTGCTAAACATCTTGTAATTGCTGAAAAAATTAAAGGCTTATAAAAACTAAACAATTCGAAAAGTGCTGAGGTTTCATCTTCTTTTATTTTTTTAACTAATTCATTAATGTATGTGTAATGTTCATCAATCATTAATATAGTTATACGACATGACTTGATATAATCTCTTGTTAGATAAACACAAAGAGTAGTATGGAAAAACTATTTCTGTACTCAAATTGTTTCTTAAATCAATAACTAGGTTCAAAGTAGATTGAATATAAGTTGATATTTCCTTTGTGGATAGATAAGTTTGATTATAAGCAATTTGAAGTCTTATTGGATTTACTTGTTTCAAGGGTATGTCTTGCTCTATTTCTTTAAAGTCTGCATCGAGGTACTTCTTTAGATATTTAGACAGACTTAAATCTTCAAGCATATCATTGTTATTAATTTTACTTTCTTTATATTCTGCAATTTTAAGATAGAAAAATAATTGAGAAAGAAAAACCATCAATATCATCTGGTGGCCATGTGATTCGTTTAAATCAATCAATCCTTTTAATATTTCTGAGGCTTTGCCAT